GGAAGTTGTTGAATTTCCAGCGATTTTAGAGAAAAATGGAGAAGAAGTATCATTATGGCCTGAGTTTTGGGATATAAAAGAATTACAATCTCGACGCGCAGCGATTGACATACGCTACTGGAATGCTCAGTATATGCAAAACCCTGTATCCGAGGAAGGCGCTTTAATAAAAAGAGAATGGTGGAATATATGGGAAGAAGAGAATCCACCTACTTGTGAGTTTATTATAATGACGTTAGACGCTGCTCAGGAAGCCAATAATCGCGCAGACTACAATGCATTAACTACGTGGGGCGTATTTCTTAACGAAGAAACAGATAATTATAATATAATACTACTTAATGCAATAAAACGCAGATTAGAATTCCCAGAGTTAAAGCAACTTTGCATAGAAGAATATAAAGATTGGGAACCCGATGCATTTATTGTAGAGAAAAAATCTAATGGGGCTGCACTTTATCAAGAGTTTAGAAGGATGGGTATACCCGTAGGAGAATTTACACCTGGTAAAGGACAAGATAAAATTAGTCGAGTCAATGCAGTATCTGATTTATTCAGTTCGGGAATTGTATGGGCACCAGACCATAGATGGGCACGTGAAGTTATTGAAGAATGTAATGACTTTCCATCAGGTGCAAATGACGACTTAGTTGACGCAACCACACTAGCATTAATTAGATTTAGACAAGGCGGATTCATTAGATTACCTTCTGATGAAGAAGATGATATTCAATATTTTAAAAGTTCAGGACAAAAAAGACTGTACGCATTATAGGAAAACATTATGGCACAAGATAATAATATAGATAAAGGACTGTATGCTGCTCCGGTTGGAATGGAAGAGTTAGCTAGTATGGAGCCTGATTTAGAAATTGAAATAGAAGACCCAGAAGAAGTCACTATTCGAGCTGGTGGTATGGAAATTGAAATTGACCCAGACCGTATGGAAGATGATGAATTCAATGCTAACTTAGCTGAAGAGATGGATGAGTCCCTCCTTGAAAATTTAGCAAGTGAATTAATAGAGGATTATGAAGGCGACTTAAGTTCTCGTAAAGATTGGTTAGATACTTATGTTGATGGTCTAGAATTATTAGGTCTTAAATTAGAAGACAGATCTGAACCGTGGGAAGGTGCGTGCAATGTATACCATCCATTAATGACAGAAGCTCTTGTCAAATTCCAAGCAGAGACAATGACTGAAACTTTCCCAGCATCCGGTCCTGTTAAAACTAAAATTATCGGTAAAGAAACAAAAGAAAATCAAGAAGCGTCTGCTCGTGTACAAGAAAATATGAACTATCAACTTACTGAACGTATGGTTGAGTATAGACCTGAACATGAAAGAATGTTATGGGGTTTAGGTTTAGCAGGTAATGCATTTAAGAAAGTTTATTATGATCCAAGTTTAGAGCGACAAATCTCTATGTACGTTCCAGCTGAAGACATCGTAGTGCCATACGGTGCTTCAGACTTGGAATCCGCAGAGCGTGTCACTCATGTTATGCGTAAGACACAAAACGAATTACGCAAACTACAAGTCGCAGGGTTTTATAAAGATATTGATTTAGGCGAACCTACTTATGACTTAGATGAAGTTGAGAAAAAAATTGCAGAGAAGATGGGATTCAGCGCAACAACAGATAGTCGTTGGAAACTATTAGAAATGCATGTTGACCTTGATTTAGAAGGATATGAAGATGAAGATGATGGTAAACCTACAGGTATTGCATTACCTTATGTAGTTACTATTGAAAAATCTACATCAACTATTTTATCTATTAGACGTAACTGGAACCCCGATGATGACACCAAACAAAAACGTCAACACTTTGTGCATTATGGTTATGTGCCAGGATTTGGTTTTTATTGTTTTGGTTTGATTCATTTGATTGGTGCATTTGCAAAATCAGGCACCATGATATTAAGGCAGCTAGTTGACGCAGGGACATTATCTAATCTTCCAGGCGGATTTAAAACTCGAGGTTTAAGAATTAAAGGTGATGATACACCAATTTCACCGGCAGAGTTTAGAGATGTTGATGTGCCATCAGGAACAATTAGGGATAACATTTTACCCTTACCTTATAAAGAGCCTTCACAAGTTCTTAATTCACTAATGAATCAGATTATTGAAGAAGGTAGACGCTTCGCTTCAGCAGCTGATTTAAAAGTTTCCGACATGTCTGCCCAAGCACCCGTCGGTACAACACTGGCTATCTTAGAGCGCACATTAAAAGTTATGTCTGCAGTACAAAGTCGCATTCACTATGCAATGAAGCAAGAATTTAAATTGCTTAAAAACATTATAAAAGACTATACGCCTGCAGACTATTCATATGACCCAGCAACTGGATCAAGAGATGCTAAACAATCTGACTATGATATGGTTGAAGTTATTCCTGTATCTGATCCTAATGCTGCAACTATGTCACAAAAGGTTGTTCAATATCAAGCAGTTATGCAATTAGCTCAAGCTAATCCAGATATTTATGATTTACCAGAACTTAATCGACAAATGTTAGATGTATTAGGAATTAAGAACGCAGAAAAACTTATACCTAATAAAGATGAAGCTAAACCTGTAGATCCTGTATCTGAAAATATGAATATTATTAATGGTAAACCTGTTAAAGCATTTATATATCAAGATCACAAAGCACATATTACAGCACACATGGCTTTTGCTGATGACCCTAAAATTAGACAGTTAGTAGGTCAAAGCTCAAAAGCAGGAATTATTCAAGCAGCTATGGAAGCACATATTGCTGAACATATAGCATTTGAATATAGAAAACAGCTAGAAGAACAATTAGGAGCAGAGTTACCTAATCCACAAGAAGTTCTACCAGAAGATGTTGAAGTAGATTTATCTAGGCTTGTTGCTCAGGCATCAGAAAAATTATTACAAAAAGGTGTTGCAGAAGCTAAACAACAACAAATTCAACAACAAGAGGAAGATCCAATACTTCAAATGCAAAGAAAAGAACTTGAGATTAAACAACTTGAAGCTCAAGCTAAAGCACAAAAAATGCAAGCTGATACACAACTAGAACAAGCTAGACTTGAACTTGATAGACTTAGACTTGAGTCTGATGAAAGAATAGCTGGAGCTAAGATTGGCGCAAATGCAATAATGGATAATAGAAAAGTAACATCACAAGAATTAATTGCCGGTACAAAAATTGGCATTGATGCAGTAGAAAATGAAAAAACTCGACAATTGTCGCAAACAAAAAGAAAGGAATCTGAATGACATTAGATGAACTTAGAATCGTCGCAAATAAAATCTCAGAAGAACGAGCAATATTTGTTGAAGACTTGGCAATGGGCAGAGCCGAAGAACATGCACAATACATGCACGCATGTGGCATTATCAGAGGCTTTGATATAGTACAAGGTATGATTGCCGACCTTGCAAAAAACATAGAAAGGGACGACGATGAGTGAAATCGCAACACTTAAAAAAGATATTGTTACGCTTGATGGCAAACCAATTAGCAGTAAAAAGGAGGAAGCTCCTGCAGAAGAACAAAAACCCACTCAATTACCAGAAGTCAAAGGGTACCGTATATTATGTGCAGTACCTCAAGTTGATGATAAGTATGACAGTGGCTTAATCAAAGCAGAAAAAATTCGTAACATAGAAGAACATTCAACTGTTGTTTTATTTGTTATGAAAATGGGAGATATGGCTTATGCAGATAAGGACAGATTCCCAACAGGGCCTTGGTGTAAAGAAGGAGACTTCGTAATCACTAGAGCATATTCTGGAACTCGTATCAAAATACATGGTAGAGAGTTTCGCATTATAAACGATGATACCGTAGAAGCAGTGGTCGATGACCCACGTGGATACGAACGCGCATAAGGAGATTAGAGATGGCAGAAATAATTAACGAGATTCCTGGTGAGCTTAAGGACGATGACGAAAGTCAAGAAATAGAGCTTAAGGAAGACAAAGAAGATTATGAAGCGGCGGCGAAAGCTAAAGCAGAAGAGTCTAAAAAAGAAACCAAAGCTGAACCTGAATTTGAAATTGAAGAGGAAGACGACACTCCTGCTCAAGATCGAAACAGGGACCCACTACCCGATAACATTAAACAAGAGTTAGACGAAGATGATTTATCTGAATATTCAGATAGAGTTAAACAACGTATGGCTCAACTAAAAAAAGCTTGGCATGATGAAAGGCGTGCTAAAGAATCTTTAGATAGAGAACGCGAAGAAGCTATTCGATATGCTCAAAGTATTATTGATGAGAATAAAAAGCTAAAAACTACTTTATCTACAGGCGAAGCAGACTATTTAAAAACCCTAAAAGAAAAATTTGAAGTTGATTTAGCTATAGCTAAAAGAGAATATAAAGATGCATATGACTCTGGCGATAGTGAAAAAATGGTTGAAGCACAAGCTAAATTAGCTGAAGCTCAATATAAATTAGGGCAAGCTTCTGGAATGAAACCACAATATACTTTACAAGAAGGTCAAAATAGTGTATCTTCAGAGCAAGCAAGATTATTACAACCAAAAGCACCTATGCCTGATGCTAAAGCTCTTGCCTGGCAAGAGAAAAACGCATGGTTTGGTAAAGATCAAGAAATGACATCTTTAGCTTTAGGGTTGCATGAAAAGCTGGTTAGTAATGGGGTTGACCCATCATCTGACCAATACTATCGTCGTATAGATGAAACGATGCATAAACGATTCCCTGAATATTTTGGGGACACTGAATCGTTGGCAGAACAGCCTGCACAACGCAAACCTTCGACTGTTGTTGCTCCAGCAACGAGGTCAACTGGTCCTAAAAAGATTAGGTTGACTAAAACACAGTTAGCTTTAGCAAAGAAATTCAAGCTAACCCCTGAGCAATATGCACGCGAATTAATTAAAACGGAGAACGCAAATGGATAACCGCAAAGATAGAAATGTAGAAGTACGTGAAGAAACTGAATTACGAACTAAACAATGGACTCCACCGTCCTTGCTACCAGAAATCACAAAGAAACCTGGATGGGCATATAGATGGATTAGAGTTTCATTAGCTAACCAAGCGGATAATTTAAATGTGTCTTCTAAAATGCGTGAAGGCTGGGAACCTGTGAAACATTCAGAACACCCAGAAGTAAATATACCGATGGACCCTAATTCAAGATTTAAAGACTGTATTGAAATTGGTGGTCTATTACTATGTAAAGCTCCACAAGAAATGGTTGACCAGAGAAATGCGTATTACCAGGACAAAGCAAGATCGCAAGAAGAAGCTGTTGATAACAGCTTAATGAAGCAAAATGATCCTAGAATGCCTATGTTTTCTGATAAAAAATCAACTACTTCTTTTGGAAAAGGTTAAAATATTCTTTAAGGAGAAATTATTATGGCAAGCACAGCCGCACCTTACGGTTTAAAACCCGTAAATTTGGTAGGTGGACAGCCCTATGCTGGTTCTACCCGCCTAATTAAAATTGCGTCTGGGTATGCGTCGAACATCTATAACGGCTCAGTAGTATCAGTAGTCGCTGCAGGTACAGTAGAAATCGTTAACGAAGTTGGTACAGATGCTGCTCCATTTGTAGCAGGTACAGTTGGCGTTTTCGTTGGATGTTCTTATACAGACCCAAACACAAATCAAAAATTATTTAAACAATACTGGCCATCAGGCACAGTGGCTTCTGACGCTGTTGCTTATGTTGTGGACGATCCAGATGTTGTATTCCAAATTCAAGCTGACGATACACTCGCTCAGTCTGCATTAGGTATTAACATCCCTGTAGTTAACCCTACAGCTGGTTCAACAACAACAGGCAATTCAACAATGGCAGCCGACGCTTCCGCAATAGATGTAACAGCTACTATTGCATTCAAAGTTGTTGACTTCGTTGACGCACCTGGCTCATCAGTTGGTGATACATATACAGACATTTTGGTTAAATTTAACCCATCGTCTCATGCGTACACCGCTGGTACTGGTATTTAATTAGGAGAATAAATCATGGCAATTTCAAGAGC